ATCAGGCCAGCGTTGCGATAACCGACCACTACCTGCATCAATTCCAGATCGTCGGTCGGCAGGCCGTCCGAGAAGGTCAGGCTGACCGGGACAATCGCGTACGCAAAAAGGCTGAAGGCGTTTTCCAGCTTGAACGCCACGCGGAAGATCGCCTTGATGCCCGGCGACATGAAAAGCTGCTTACGGTTGACGCGGGCGAGCGTCTGCGTCATCGCCAGCTTGAACTTCTTCCACGAATCGGCCGACGTTCCCCCGCCCATGCCCACCAGTTGCGGGGCCATCTCCATCTGGCCGCAGTAGGCGAGCGTGGCGTCCACGAGCGCCTTGAACTGCCATTCCAGTTGCGCTTCCCAGGTGAGGTACTTGACCGCGTCCTTGGACATGTCGTCGATCTTGATCGCCCGTCCGCTGATGCGGAACGTGCCGTCATCGTCAAAGCAGGATTCAAGCACCTGCATGGCCGGGTCGCCGTGCTTATCCAGCACGCGGGAGATCTGGCTGCGCCGGTTGTTGACCTCGTCGGCCAGGGTTTCCGTGCCGTCGTAATCGCTTACGCCGCGCCCGCCGTTGGTGAAGTTCTCCAGTTCGATCACGGTCAGTTCATCGATGCCGGTCTTCTGCTCCGGGACCGCGCCGACAAGCGCCAGGTCGGCGGGCGCGCCCTTGCCGCCGTTGGGCATAAGCTCGTAAAGCTCGTGCTGGATCAGGCCGGGCAGGTGGCGTATGACGCGCAGATATTTCTTGCCGCCGATTGCCACCTCGAACTTGATCTCGGCGGATTGCAGCGTGCCCGTGCCCGGCGCGTAGACGGGGAAGATGTTCTCCGGCTGGACGTTCTCGGCGACCACCTTGCCCGCCATCACGTAGAACTGCACGTACGTTTTGCCGCGCCAACTGGCGGTAACGGCCGCCTCGTAAAGCACGGCGTGGATCTTCGAGCTTTCGCCCACGCGGGCGATAGCGGCGGCCAGTTCCGCCGACGGCGTGGCCGGCTCGACGGCCAGCTCCTCGCCGAACAGCAGGTCCGCGTACTTCAGCGAGCAGCGGCCGGCGAGGTTCTCCGTTATGTACAGAACGTTCGCGGCGTTCTTGCCCACCGCCGTGAACTCGTGCTGCGTCCGGCTCTCGGTGTAGAAGTAATCGCGGTGATTGCCGGCGAAGAGTTTCCGCATCGCCGCGATCTTGAGGACCTGCGCGGCCTCATCGGGCGTCAGCCAGGACTCGCGGTCGCTGTTTATCTGTTGTTCGGGTTTCATGCCAACTCCGCTTGTGGCACAGCCGCCCTCGGCTGTGTCTTTGTTGTTTTCGGACACAGCCGAGGGCGGCTGTGCCACATCACAGTCCAAAAGGTTTCGGCACGAGTCGGGCGATCGTGCGAGGCTTCGCGCCGCGCGCGGCCTCGACCGCCCATAGCGCCGACTCCAGGTAGTCGTCCTTGATCCACGTCGTGATCGTCTTGACCGCGTGTCCGTCGCGGGCGTCGCGGACGGCCAGGTCCATCGTCTTTCGCCCGCCGCCGTAACTGGGGATGCCGCCGCCGGAGGCGTCTTCCCGGTAATTGCCCAGCTCCGCGCGGAGCACGTGGTAGCTGGCCGGCGCGAAGAACCTTCGCATGATGACCAGGCCGTGCATGAACTGCACAAGCTGCTGCTTGGCCTGCGGCGTCATGTGGCGGAGGTCCGTTTGCGGGCCGAACGGTTTCGTCTTGCACCACTCGCAAAGGTCGCTGGCCTGATATTGCTCCAGGCACATCTGCCCGATGCCCACCGCGCGGTGGATCTGCTCGATCTTCGCCTGGAGCGGGTCGCGGAGGTGGTACATATACTCCCACGCGCCCAGCAGCACATACACGCTGCCGTCGCACAGTTCCGCCGCGATCTGCCTGCCAAGCTCGTCGTAGACGGCCACGGGCACGCCCACCATCGCGGGCACGATGGTCTGGCCGATCAGTGTCAGAACGGTCCTGTCCGGCAATTTGCTGAACGCCCCCGCGCGGTCCAGGCCGACTCCGATCCGCCAGCGGCCGTCGCCGCCGACGATCCGCGTGGCCGCGGCCAGCAGCGCCGGCGTCAGCGCGTATTCAGGCAGGCCGGGCAGGAACAACGGATCGATCTGCTCCGCCGACCAAAGCTCGTCGCCCTGGCCGGATGGCTTGTTACAATGATTGCGCAGGAATTCGCCCCGCGTCATCTGCTTGTATCGGCCGCGAATCCAGTCCGCGTCGAGCCACGGATGGATCGGTTCGACCGCGAGCTCACCGCCGAGCGGCTCGACGCCTTGAGGCAGGCCGACGCCGCATCCGCGTTTGAGCACGTCGGCGAAGTCCTCAAAGAAAATGTAGCTCACAGCGATCGTCGAATCGCCGATCTCCGGATTCACCTGTGGCACAGCCGCCCGGGTTTGTGTCTTGCCTTATTATTCCCCAGCGGGGGGGGGCTGGCCCCCACGACGCAACTCTTCCTCCGCCTGGAGGCCGAGTTCGGCGAGCTTGTGGACGAAGTTGGAAACGTCGCCCATATTGGAATCGATGATCGCCACGCCACACCAGGCGTCGCCGGTCGAGCTGGCGCCGGTCTGATAGGTCTTGTCGTTCGCCGCCTTGCAGCCCTCGGTGTTCCAGTAGACGTGTATCTTCTGGCCGTAGGTGGTCGCTTCCTTCGCGGGCTGGACCTTGAGCACGCTGCCGGTCTTGCCGAACGTGATGACGCCGGAGGTGATCTCGATGTCGCCGCCGTCCGAAATCTTCCGCCCGTACGCGGACGCCACGCGGGCGCGAAGCCTGGGCGAATTGAGCAGCGTATCGACCACCGCCTTGAAGCCGGTGTCCTCGCCCTGGTCCTCGCTGTTGCCCTGAAGGACGGCTACCTGGTCATCGTACTGTTCGCATCGATGCAGCACGTACAGGCCGGCGCCCTCGGACTTGCCGCAGCGCCTGGGCCAGTTGTACATCAGCGTGCGATGCGACAGTTGCCCCGCGCCGTCCAGTTCCAGCAGTTTGCGGATTTCCGTTTTCTGCCAGCCGCTGTATTGCAGCGGCCGCCAGCCCTTGCCCTTCACGTCGCGATAGCAGTTCGACTCAACCCACGCGATATGTTCGAGGCCGCTGAAGTGTCTTTGTTGTTTCGCCCCACTCCCCTCGCCCTTCGCCCCACGATCCGGCGAAGCGCCGCCCAGGGCCTGCTCGATGGCGGAGGCCTGGTCAACGGACTTTCGTTTTACGGCGCGTTTTGCCATGTTTTAGGAGTCCACTGATTACACTGATTACACTGATGGAACGGAAAGAAAGAACAGGCTCTGTTCTTTGCCGTTTTAATCAGTGAAATCAGTGCGATCAGTGGACCTCTTCACATTCGGAAAAAAGTGCAAGGCCGTCTGGGGGGAGAAGATCCCCAGGCGGCCTTGAGGACCACGGCCGGAGTTTTAGGCCGAAGGGAAGCCCACCGGGTCCAAACCTTCAATATCATGTGGCACAGCCGCCCTCGGCTGTGTCTTTGTTTCAGGCCACAGCCGGGGGCGGCTGTGCCACATCAGGCGGCGGGCTGCGCCTTGGCCGCCATGAGCCGCTTGAACTCCTCCAGAACCTTGACCTTGAACTCCGACTCGAAGTTCGGAACCACGCGGCACAGCGCCTCGACCAGTACGTCCATCGCGTCCTTGTTGCGCGCCTCGGCCGCGATGTCGGTGGAGAGTTCCTTCATCGTGAACCTGGTCGCGTTGAAGAACGCGTACATTTCCTGCGTGAGGTTTTCCGCCGTCGGCGTATCCGCCTGGTCAAGCGCCGCCGCCGCGCGCTCCTCGAGCTTCCGCTGGATCTTCACCACGCCATCAAGCATCTTGCTCTTGAGCGACACGTAGTTGCCCTTGAGCGCCAGGCGGGACTCGACCTCCGCCTCCGAGCGCAGGTCCGACCAGGTCTTGCCGGATGCGTCGGGGATGTAGGGCCACTTGTCGCCGATGGTCTTGACGCTGGGAAGCTCCGCGTCCGGATATCGCCGCTTGAGCTCCGCGTGAATCTGCGGCGGCGAGAAGCCCTTGAGGTACAGGTCGAACGCCGCCAACTTGATTTCGGGGCTATGCGCCATCAGTACACCTCGTGGGGCGTGGCGCGTGGGGCGTGGGGCGTAACAACAATCCATACGGGTCGCTGTTACGGTCTACGGTCCACGGCCTACGGTCCACGATTGTTGTCATCACGTCAGGGCCTCGATTTCAGACCAGGGCATGCCGTGCTCGATGAAGGTCACGCCGTTGCCCGTCAGCGTCCAGACGTTGACCTTGACCTTGACGAAGGTCTTACGGCGGTCGATCCCGTTTTCGACGGCGATCAGGCCGCGCGCTCGCATGTACGCCAGGTCTCTCCGCACGTTGTCGGGGCTGACAGATTCGGGCAGTTCCAGCATCGACTCGCAAATGTCGTCCTCGTACACGCCGTTGGGGTACGCGGCGTTGATGAGGTTCAGCAGTATCGAACGCATGTTGCGGATTTCACGAGCCATCGTTTCGGGGGAAGTCATTTGTGTACTCCGGGGCAGGCCGGCTGCGGGCGGACGCAGGGCAGCGCCTCGATCTTGTCCATCAACTCGGTGTGCTGGCGGTCCATCTTCTGCGCCAGCGAGCCGTACAGCCGCATGCCCTCGCGGCGCGGCTGGTAGCTTTCCTTCAGTTCGCCGTTGAGCGCCCACACGCGATCGTCGACGCTCTTGTGGCTGGCGTGCCTGGCCTCGCGCTCCGCCGCGATCGCCTCCAGCAGCTTGTCGATCCGGGCGTCGAGATCCCGGCTCTCCTGGGCCTGGTCCGCCACGGTCTTGGCGACCAGGCCGGCCAGTTCCCTCTTCTCAACCGCATGGTCGGCCACGGTCTTGTTGATCTTTTCGCAAATGGCCTCGTGCGCCTCGTCGTTCTTCGACACGAGCCGCTTGAATGAGAAGCCGATGAACGCCAGCGCCCCGATCTGCATGAGGCTGACCAACCACAGGGCGATGCCGGTGAGGGAGATTTCCGTAAGCTCCGCAAGCATGACGGACTATTCGGAAAAAGAGCGAAGGGGGAAGAGCGAGGGGCGAAGGGAGAAGAGCGAGGGGCGGATTTACCTGGCAGCCTTCATCAGTTGCCCGATGACGGCGAGTGCCAGGAAGATTCCGATGCCGATGGCCCACTTCATAGCCTTGCTCATTTTTGGCGTGGAATCTTGAGCGGGCGTGGCAGTATTCACGAATCCCACCATCGGCGGCGGATTATCTTGAAGTTCTTCCATATGCGGCGCGATGTTGTGAAGGCATTCATCGTGGAACGGCGGGCCTCCGTTCAGTTGGGCTATCGAAGGATAACGCTTGCTGTTTCCTGAAATCGAGAACACCTTGCCGACAAGTGGATCGCAGTCCGGGCAGCCGGTCGTCGGCCCTGTAACGACAACGAGGTCGAATCCAGCCGGATCGCCTAGTTCCAGACCGAGCCTTATTTGCCGTTCGATTGCCTCTTGGGTTTGCGCCCGCCGCATCTTGAACCGCGCCGGATTTGGAACTATGACCTTTCTACTCGTTCCACATTTGGGGCACTTCTCCATCCGCCCGATCATCGACTCAGGCGACTCCAACGGTTCATGGCAATTTGAGCAACGATAGCGGATCATGGTTTGCCCTTTTTCATTAACCCTGTTTCATCTATCAAGCCAAAACCCTTCTCAATATACCGAACTTCATTGCCTTCAATAATACGCTTCGCCTTGCCTTCCGCCACTCGCTTCTCCATCTTCTCTTGTATGCCTTGAAGGTTTCTCATAAATTCCCGCATCAATTTCTCGCGGCTGCGGTATACATCTTCGAGTTGGTCGAAAGGGATCGAACTTAGTTGATCTATTTTCTTACCGCCCTCGCCAAACAACAACCACGTTGGACTGACGTCGAGGGCAAGACACACCTTCGCTATAAAATCCAACGTTGGGCTTCTGTTTTCAAACCCGCCCACGTACCTGCGGATCGTCTGGTAGTTTTCACCAAGATTTTTCGCCATATCCTCGTAGGTCATCCAACCTTCAGAGGCAAAAACCGACCTTAGCCGGTCGCGAAGCTCTTTTACTGAATAGCTCAACTTGCCCACAAAAATTATTCCGTTTGGGTGACTTTTTCTATTGACCGGAGTTCCTTGCGGTCGATAAGTTGTCCAATTAGATGAATCGGCGGCATGTGATTCATCCAAACAGTCAGCCCCGAAGCGGGGCTTTTTAAGGCCGGACGCGACCGAAAGTTTATGGAGTATACAAGTGCGAACGGAACTCGTCAAGTACCTGGTGGCCCTGCTAAGGCGAATGCGATGTGCAGAAGTTGTGTCCGTCCTTGAGAGTGCGAACACGATCGAATCGCCTTTCCCCCAAGCCCGTACATGACGTCCACCGTCGCGAGAAGCGAAGATGATTTTTCTACGGATT